CAATTCGCCGCCTGTAGCGGCCATAGAAGCCCGCTGACTGCCCGCAAACAACCTTGCCTGACGTTCCTGCGCCTTGGCGTCGAACTCAGCCTTCTGACGCGCTGCAATGGCCTCGTTCTGAGCAATCTGCGCGTTGTAATTAGCAAGGTTCTGCGCCGACTTGCCCTGCTGAATTGCGCCTACAGTGCTGACAGCCGTGCCTGCGGCGGCAGAAGCAAGCGCAGCAATTTCTAATCCAGTACACATATCAAACCTTCGTCGTATTAAGTTCTGGCATAATCGCCAGAATGGTAAACGGCAGCGGCTGGTCCTGCACCAAGAAAATATACCCGTCCTTGTCCCAGTTGCGCGGAAACTCCACCTCTTTGTCGCCCGTAAACAATGCCGGTGCTTCATCCATGTCGTCTGCGCTGGACCGGAAAGGGATAATATCCAAACGATCTGCGCTTGGGCCGTGCTTTAATCCAAGCGTATCAAAAAGCCGGTATGTAACCCTGGCAATGCGCTTCTTCTTACCCTGCGCCGTGCCGTCACTTGCGCCAGCTTCAATGCGCATAGTTTGCAGAGTTGATGTATATGGCAATCCAACATGGACAACTTCATAAGAGCCGTTCAGCGTTATCGACCCGCTAGACACTGTGCGGTCTGGGTGGGCTGCACCATTTGCTAACACCGAAACAGTTTGACCTTCAAGATGACTCAAACCAAACACCGCCGAAACCCCGCCGCCGGTATAAGTAAGCATGGAGTCGAGATATGTGGCGTCTGTCGTGTTCACTGTAACTTCAGGCATACCCGGCGTTAGAAATTCAATGTACCGAACTGATTGGCCGTTGATTGTGCGTTGGATCACCGCCCACAAATCATCTTGGCTTCCGGTCGTGTTTGGGATGACCGCAACGCTTTCAACTTTAGCGTCTGCCCCACCTATAATGTGACGATGCCAACCCACGACGTCCTGTGCCCGCTCATATGTCATGCCGACAAGAACGCCGTCTGTCCGAACCAGCCAGACAATGCTGTCTGGTTCTTGCTGATACGCCATATCAACAATGCCGCCTTCCGTAATGTGCTCCGAAAGGATAGCGAGGTCAGGCGCGGTGTATGCGTCGCTTTCAAACTGGTAAACGTATTCCCGGACCTTGCGGTTGGCACGTTGCAAAAACAGCACGGAGTTGCCGACCTGCGGAGGCGTCACTGCGGCGCTGCCAAACGTAGTCTGACGCACGACACGCGTATTCGTGGGCGATAGCGGGCTGTTTTGATCACCTTGCGATACAATAAACTCACCGCCAGCCGTCCCAACGGACAAAACCTTACCGGCCCGCATCCATCGGATCGTGTTTACCTGATCGGTCGCAATTGTGTAAACAAACCCGCTATCGTCCAGGACAAGCCCGTCATTATCGGTCGGGGCGTGGTTGTAATAATCAGCAGAAACAGAGAAGAACATCGACTGCGGGCGACTTGTCGTGGCCGCCCAGACCAGCCGCTGCTCGAAAAACGTAACGACTGACGGATAGCCTGTCGTTTCAGAAAACGCGCCTAGCCGCCAGCCCGTCTGTGCCGTTGTGGCAGAAGCATTTGGTCCGATGAAATCGGCGACCACGTGCGTCGTATCTGTTACCGCCGTGATCTCAAAATACGTCCAGTTGTTTGCCGCGTCCTCAAACCGGATCAGGCGGCCTACGTCTGTCGAGAGAAAGCCAGACCCATCGTTGATTCCAGTGACCGCAGAGGCCGTTATTGTGATTCCGGTGCCAGACGTGGCAGAAAGGCCGAACGTCGTGTCAGTGGCGTTTACGGCGTCATATGGGCCGTCCAGAAACTGAATGATGTCTAGCGTCCAGTTCGTGTCACCCAACCTGGACAACGTGCGCGGCTCGTGGTTCTGGTGAGCTATATACAGGACATCAGCAGACTGCGTGATTACCAACTCAAACAGCTCTGCCTCAAGGTAGGGCGTTGCTATTTCGTATGCTGCGCCAACATTAAATTCTGCAGCAAACACCTCATCAAACGGCCCAGACTCAATCTGACCATAGTTTTTGTAGAACCGAACGTACTGATCGCCAAATTCAATAACGTAAGCCTGAGTGGCGCTAAACTCGAACGGAAGAATGCGAGTCTTTTTGCTGCTATCTTTCACTTCGGCAGAAAAATAAAAACCGCCCCGACGAGATGCTGGACCGTGTTTCTGGACGATCATATTCTCCAGCGTCTTGCAACCGTTAGGATATTTTGCAAGGTCAACTCGGCCTTCTAAGCGCGGTGAAAATTCACCGGCAGTAAAATTCGTGAATATTGGCGCTGAACGCGGCATTACGGTCTACCATTAACGCTTACGCCAGCACTCCCGGCGTAATTTAGCCGACTATCCAACCATGTATCTGCAATAATTTCGTGATAGCCGCTTTCCTGCGCATCCATCGAGCGGGCATCTGCGATCTTGCGCTGATAGATTTCCATCATGTTCGAATACAGCGTATTGCTCTCCGACAATGTGACGGACAATTCCGCCGCAATGCGGGCAGACAACGCTTCGACAAACAGGGCGTCGAACAAGTTCACGTCTTCAACTCGCGACAGATACAGAATCTTTGCGGTGCCTTCGTTGGTCAGCAGCTTGCCGCCCTCGATCTTGTAGTACATCCCCATGTCTTCCATCCGCAAAACCCGCAGGCAATCAGATGGGAGGTTATACTGATACGAGAACTCAAACGCAGGAGCCGTGCTGTTCTGCGCCAGTTCAACCCGGCGAATGGCGAAGTTCCAAACATGGTCGCGGATACTAGCGTCGCGGACCTGCTCATAAATGAGATTAGCGGCTCGCGCCGCTTCACTGTTTTCAGTGAGAGTTAAAATGGCGCTTGCGCCGATTTTGATCAGCGCGTTGTTTACAATCTGAACAACTGAAGTCGCCATACTTACCTCTGATTAAAGTATGGGGAGGCCGAAGCCTCCCCAACCTTATTACGTTGCGGAGAAGTACATATCCACAACGAGATTGCCCGAAGCTGGCAAATTTGCAGCCGAAATCGTGATAAAGATTTCTTCGTTTGCAGTCGCCGTAGCAGTTGCAGCGTTTACACCGAAGATTGCCGGGGCATTGGTAGCGGTCTGAACGGCGGCTGCTTTGTATTTAGCAACTGCGCCAGATACGCCAATGGCAATCTGCGCCGAACCCAGCGACGTGTCGGTATTAACGACGCCGTACAGGAACGATTCACCTTCGGTTGCTTTCGCAATAACGATGGTGTCCGAAGTCGTCTGAGCGGCAAGCGTGATGGTGGCCCGCTTTACGCGGACGTTACCATCGACAACACCACCAGACGGAAGGCTAACCGGAACCGCGGCGAGTCCGGCCATTTCTGCGCTATAAAGTACAGTCATTTTCTATGCCCTCCTTATTCGGCGCAAAGGATTTCAAGAACACGGGCTTCTTCCATGCGAGTGCCGCCGATGCTCATTGAGCAAAAGACCTGCGTTGCATAGTTTTTGTCCGCACGTTCCGAAATCTTCGTTGTCATGTCAGCTCCGACGCCAAGAAGCAAACCTTCACTCTGGAATGCAAAACAGCGGCGATCACTAGAACCATCAACAGGAACCAGCTTGGTGCCGTCAATACGCTTGCCGTTCACGGATATAAATTTAAATCCGAGAAACGAATCGATCTCACCGCGAGCAAGTGCCTTGACAGTATTGAAATCTGAACTTTTGATTTCAGTCGTGTTCAAGAGATCGCTGATCTGCTCAGACGTACAAACAATGACGCGACCATTTTCAGGAACATCGTCACCGTCCATCGTCTCTTTTGCCGACAGCAGCTTGGCAAGCGTAAGTCCGGTAGCACCAGCAGCAATAGCCGTCTGACCTGCAACGGAAGTTCCGCCAGAAACGCCGGTAAAGGCATTTCCAAGGGCCGCATCAATCAGAACTTCGTCCATCGCACGACCCATGCTCATGGCCGCTGCGCGGGCATAATCAGAGGTCGGGTCGATGAGCATACGAACTTTATCCTCATTGTCGATAAGGTCAGCCCAATCAAAATCTTCAAGGCTAACGCGACGACGTGCGTGAGGGGTATCAACTCTGGGGGTATCACTGTGGCGGCTCGTCCGACGCTGTGCGGACGTGGCACCAATCTGCTCGAAAAAGGCATTTTTGCCGGTAACGGCTTCTTC